TGTATCACATGCATCGTACCCTTTTAGAATGGTGTCATTTTCACACTTTTCTAAAAGTGGTTTAAGCTCGTAAAGATCTGCTATGATCTCGTCTAGCTCCGACCTTTTTCGACTAAGGTCTTCAAGTTCCTCTTCGAGCATGTTATATAAATTGGAGAATTTTTTACTTGACAGTGGCATTGCTCTGATTCCTATGAAGTCATAGATACATTTTCAACGACTTCCCTGTACCTATTATAAGAATCAAATGGTATGAAGCTTTCATCTTCGATTATATTTCTAACATTTTCATATCCAATGTATTCCTTCTTCATGTCAATCGTTAAATCGTGTTCGTTTCTATCCTGATAAACTGTGGGGGGGCCAAATACAACTTTAAAACCCTTCTTCTGTAAGATGTAAGAACCAAAGATATCATCCATTCTTCCAACTTTATCAAACATAAAATAGTGTCTGAGTGCATCCTTTGACAGAATTGTATTCTGGCTATTAAAAGGTGTCATGCAGTCTGTTGTGTACCACGAATTTGTAAATTTGCACTCTGGGGCATATATCATTCTGCATACAGCGTCTATATCTGGATCACCATTCCATAAATTTGCTTGAACGTCAAACTTTTCAAAAAACTTTTTAGTTTGCGTTACTTCATTTTTTTTATGAACGTGTTGAAGTGGAAATCCCCTGTGCCACAGATGATTATAATTTGTTACACTCAGTGGATCAAAAAATTTAAACTTTGTGGAAAATACATCAATCTTTTGTGGTTTAAAAAATTCACCCCAATTGTCTAACGGAATGTTATCGTCATCAACAGTGGCAATATAATCATATCCATTTTTAAGTGCGTACACAAATCCCAGATTACGACGTTGAATGCAGTTCCAACCAATCATATCAGAAAGAGGCTTATCCAATTTTTCTTGTTCTTCTGGATGCAAATAATTATAGTTTTTATACTTATCGTGAGGTGTTTTCTTGTCCCCGACAACCAAAAAATCCCAACCATTCATCTTAGCGAACATTTGAGTAGCTTTGGTTGGTTCACTAATAGTGGTAGTAACTATTAGTTTACGCATTTAAAGATAAAAACGTCTTATTCTTTAAATGATTGTATCTGCTGTTATATGTGGTAGAAATGATAATTATGGCGGTCACTTGAATGAGAGAGCGAATTATTCAATTAATTCAATGTTAGAAACATTCGATGAAGTCGTGTACGTTGATTGGAACACGGAAGATGGTAAAAATATATTAACAGACGACTTAGACATAAAAGACCGCTCCAAACTAAAGGTTATAACGATTAATCCAAGTAAAGTAAAAGAATTGACAAAGGATGTAAAGTGTCAACCCATGTGTGAAGTACTTTCAAGAAATATTGGAATAAGAAGAGCTAGTGGTGATATTATAGTTAGTACAAATATAGACATAATTGCACCAACTAGAGGTGAACTCGACATGTCCATATCAGATTTAAAGCCAATGGAGATGTTAACTGTTACAAGAAAGGATGTAGAATTGGATGACCTGGATAAACACTTTAATAACATACCATTTAAGAATGATATGGTGCCATTGATTTATGGCGTAGATTCAATCAGAGTAAAACTTATGAGTCCATTCTTACAAGTTGACAAAGAATTAATTGAAAAATTTCCTGAAAAAGACCATCATACAATTTCAAGTATCATATGTGGTTGCGGAGACTTCCAAATGGCGCATAAGGACACTTGGTATAACATTAGAGGCTTTGAAGAATCCATGACAAAAAGGCAATACTCAGATACAACGGTTCAATATAAATTGATAATGAGGGGTGGTAAAGTAAAAGCTTCCAATTTTCCACCAATTTATCACTTAGAACACGAAAGAGATAACTCCGCAAATATACTTAACTCAATTGAAATGGTTAAGAATACAGAAAACAACGAAGATTGGGGATTTTTACATGAGAGTATCGTATAAATTGTTATCACTCGGTGAAGAAAATGTAGTATCATTGCCACTTTTGCCATTGGGTCTCCATCTACTTACCTGTTTTTCCATCGATTTAATGTGCCAAAGAGCCAGTCTTGGTTCAGCTTGCAGTCCAACTACTTTTTCAGAACCATGTAATTTAGTGTGAACTTCATTTGACCATTTTATATGTGGTGCATTTTTGTAAATACGACCCTGCATATCCGGCCAATTTATCCACCCAAACTCATTAAGGTTAAGTTTATAAAAGTCTATAAAATCTTGTGTTATTCCCGGATGAATATTTATTCTAGGAATGAATATTATCTCGGCTTTACTCTCATTAATAATTTTCTTTACATTCTTAATGAGTGTTTCCTGAGGCATTTCATCTGCGTCAAGACCAAATATATATTCGCCAGTTGCATTATCAGTGTGAAATTGAGAATTTTTACAAAAATCATCAAATGGTCTCTTAAAAATATTTATCCTCTCCTTGAATTGTTCAAGAACGCGTTCAACCTTATCGGTCGTGTGTTCTATATCGACCACCACATTGACCTCATCTTCATCGTCTATGACCTTTTGTAAAAAGTTAAGCAAAGAAAAAAGCTCCCTAGATTCATTACAAACTTGAATTGTATACGTAAGCTTCATGTAACAATTTAAAGCTTCTACTCTTTAATCGGTTAGATGAAGGTTTCTGATTATGTCACGAATTTCTTACTAGAAAAGGGCATTAATAAATGCTTTTCTGTGACGGGTGGATTTGCGATGCACCTCAATGACTCATTTGGTCAAAAGCTTGATGTGACCTACACACACGGGGAACAGCCCGCGGGCTACGCGGCACTGGGATGGTCTTCGTATGAACACAATCCGAGTGTATGTTGTGTTACATCGGGATGTGGTGCGACAAATGCGATCACACCGTGTCTGATCGCATACCAAGATAGTGTACCCGTGTTTTTCATAAGTGGTCAAGTACACAGAGACGATAACATAAGATCAAGTGGTGCTACACACCGTGGATATTTTGGATCGGATTGTGATATCATAGATTCTGTAAAGGGTATGACAAAATACGCAGCAGAACTCGCGGATCCAAAAGATACACACCGCGTTCTTCAAGAATGTTATGAAAATCTTACGACCGGAAGACTTGGTCCAGTATGGTTATCTATACCAGTGGATGTGCAATCTATGCAAGTCCCAGATATGATTCCAACACGTCTAGATTTAAAAACCGATACAATTCAGGGTTTACCCGATGAATTTACACAACTTTGGTTAAAATCAAAAAGACCTATAGTACTCGCAGGTAATGGAATACACATGTCAAAGACGCGCGACAAGTTTAGAGAATTCATAAAACAACATGACATTCCATATGTTGTTACGTTCTTCGGGAGTGATTTGGGAGACGATTACGTTGGTAAAACAGGTCTCATAGGAAATCGGTCGGGTAATTTTGCTATCCAAAACGCAGATCTCATTTTGTGTTTGGGTTCCAGACTTTCAAAGAATATTACGGGGTACAATCGCGGTTTGTTTGCGAGAGAGGCGAAGGTCGTTTACTTGGACATAGATAAAAGTGAATTTATGGAAAAGAAACAACTAGACATGAAACTTCACATGGATCTAAGAACTTTCTTTGATATAGAATTACCAAAAGTCAAATGGGACCAAAAATGGATACAAAAGAATAAAGAATGGAGATCTATGTGGGAAGAAGAATTACCTGATAAGAATGGACCACTCGTTTGCCCTTATCGCCACTTGAATACATTCTTCAAAGAAAAGAGTGGTAATTCAATTGTAACCATGTCATCCGGTTCCATATATTGTGTAGGTTGGCACATGCACAGATACAAGAATGGAGACCGTTTCATCACGAGTGGTCACGGAGATATGGGTTACGAAGTCGCATCAGCTATGGGTGCGGCATTTCACGGTAAAAGAACGTACACAATTGTCGGTGATGGCTCGTTTCAATACAATATCCAAGACTTGCAAACACTCAAACACCATAATCTACCAGTGACTATTCTCGTTTTCAATAATGGTGGCTATGGCGCCATACAAATAACACAAAATAATGTATTCAAAAGAGAATTTGGTACCACACCACAAAGTGATCTTTCATTTTGCAACTTTGAAAAGATTTCTAATGCGTATGAAATACCATATTACAAAGTAGAAAATGATGAAGATGTAGGATATCTTAAACACGAAAATGGACCAATTTTAGTTGAGATTGTGTGTAACGTACAAGGGCGTTACCCTAGACTTTCAAATAAGCCACAGCCAGATGGTACATTCAAAAATATGCCATACGAAGAAATGGCACCATTTTTAGACGACGAGTTTTTAAAAGAAAATATGTTTATACGAAGGGTTTAAAGTTAAAACAATTAATTAATACACATGAGATTTATTGACCGAGAAGGTAATCCCGCAAATATAGATTACGAAAAAGAAGAACAGTTTTTAGTAAGGAAATATTTACCAAAAGACGCACAAGTTTTAGAACTCGGTGCTAGATATGGTACAGTATCATGTGTGATTTCAGAAGTTATCCAAGATCCCACTAAACACGTCGCGGTTGAACCCGATCCCTCTGTAATAGAAGCACTCACAAAAAATAGGAGAGAAAATGGTGGTAAATTTCATATATATGAAGGGGTTATTTCCAGAAATGGATATGAGTTACAATTTATAGATCCAAAGTTTGAATACCACGAATACGGTACACACACCAAAATGTCAGATAACCCAACTGTTGAAAATAAATCATTAGATGAAATAGAAAAAAAATATAACCTACATTTTGATTGTGTAGTGGCCGATTGCGAAGGGTTCTTTTATGATTTCGTAAAAGAAAATAAAGAAAGGATAAAAAATATGAGAGTCATAATTTATGAACAAGATGGAGTTCCTTGGTCAGATATGATTCCCAAATATGAGGAGCTTGATGACATATTAGAAGGTATGAATTTTAAACGTGTGTTTACGATTCCACATCAAAAATATAAAAATAATCCACATTTTCATAATGTTTGGGTTAAAGATAAATCTTTACATGTATTGTGTGATAATATCTGATGAGTAGAAGTGATGTTTACCGTCTTCAACTATCCTGTTAAAAACGTCATACACCTTTTCTATAGTTAAGTCTTCGTGCTTCTCAATTACTTCTATCGCGTAATTGACATGCATCGACTTCATACCAGAAAGTAAATATGGAATACCGGATTTTTTGTATGATTCCACCCACTTATCGGCATACACGAGAGATGGTAACAACTTGTAGTCACCCTTGTTTTCCATGTGTGCGAGGACATACTCAGTCTTTGCGTTACCGGAACCCCGCCCAAACCCACCGAATGTCACATCCACTATGTCAGCTCCATTATATAACGCATCTATAGCTTTTACAGATGCATTTTTAAGGTTATCGTGTGCATGAAATCCAATAGCCCCGTCGTAGTGTTGTTTGATAAAATTCAAAATACTACGCATCTTATAAATTCCCAAGTTTCCGTATGTATCCGCCAAGTAGAAATACTCTATAGGAGCATCCTTGATGATTTCACACGTCTCCTTAATCTGTTCGTCAGACATCTTATCAATTCTACCAATGTTTATACATACATCGTATCCCAAATTCTTGAGTTGTTTACACGTGTCTACTGTATCACGGAGCAATTTTACATTAAGTTTCGAGTCGTCTTTGTTTTCACAGTGATATGCAACTAAAACACGGACCATACTCACGAGTGATTCAGATCTAGGTACGAAATCCTCGATCGTGAATGTACCCATCTGTGCCATGAGTGCCAACTTACATTCTGGAACTACAATATCCTTGAATGTTTCATTTATAAGGGACTCGGGTGTATAAAACCATGGACCGGAAGAATGTACAGTTCGTCTAAAACCAACTTCACAGTATTCGATTCCACACTCCTTCACAGTATTATAACACGCCCTAGCATGCTCTTTACTGAAATACCAATCATTTACATACCCACCATCACGTAAAGAGCAGTCAAGAATCTTCATTTATAACAAAGACTATCTAATCTTTATATAACTCTCCCCCAATTCAGTGATGTCCCTTATTTCCCAAGAAGCTCCAAACTTTTCGGCCCATTGTGAAAGCAAAAGTTTCTTTTCATGTACGATATCAAATTCTTTATCATGTAATTCACCTTGAACATATCGTTGTGTGATACATTTTACATCTCTTATATCTATAAAATCAAAGTATCTATCTTTGTCTATGATAATATGCTTTTCTCTCTTACACACAGCACTAAATCTCGTGGGAGGTTCCCCATCCCCGTAACACCCCCATATTCTCAGTGAATATGCGTTGGGTATGGTTTGTATTCTCTTATCGATGATCCATTTAGACAATCCATATGGATCTGTTGGTGGATCACCTCTGAGTGCCGCACCACTTGAAAAATATATCAATTTACCTTTGAAAACTCTCGTCACATTTTCAAACATGAGGATGTTTTTGTATATGACGTCTCCATCGTCTTGTTTAAGGCGACTTCCACCAATAACAGCGCAGTGAATGACGACATCATATGCGTGGTCATTAAAATACTTTTCAACTGCGGCTTGATCCGTAAGGTCCAATTCTTTCCGTGTGACACCTATCCAATCGGTATCTTTCAGTAGATTGCTTCCCACGAATCCATTTGAACCGAGAACACACACTCTTTTCATTTACTTAAAGTAAAAACAATACTTTAAGTGAGATGTTGTTTCTTATAGATTTGGACGGGACTCTTGTAAACAGTGATCACCTTCACTATGAATCATATGCAAAAATACTTTGTATGAAAGTCGAACAAATACAGGAAATAGTGGAAACTATTGGAATGAGTAATTTTTTGAGTTATTTTCCAGACCCTAAATATATTCGTGAAGAAAAATTACAAGAAATGTTAAAGATTGAATATATTGAACTCATTAAGAATGCAGATAAGTTTATAGATTTCATCAATGATAACGACATAAATCACGTGGTTGTCACAAATTCAAATAGACGCGTTGTTGAACACTTTAAAAATAAACTTCCCATACTTAACAAACTCAAGAATTGGGTAGTACGTGAAGATTATGTGAACCCCAAACCAAATTCAGAATGTTATAAACTCGCCATTGATTTGTATGGAAAGGGTGAAACACGGGTACTAGGTTTTGAAAATTCGAAAGAGGGATTACATGCATTAACAGGTGTGGTCAAAGAAATATTTTGTATTCAACCACATACAGACTACTTAAAAGTTATAGATGATATTAAAACACGATGCCCAAAAAAGTTTGGTATGCCCCCAACAAATTTGAATCGTATGGCGAAGAAGAGATTGAAGCTGTCATTAATTGTCTCCGCGATGGCTGGCTCGCTGGCTTTGGGGATCGCTCTGTTGAATTTGAGAAAAGGGTTTCAGAGGTATTCGGGAAGAGACACGGACTCTTTGTAAATTCCGGGAGTAGTGCGATTCTTTTGGGTTTGTGTGCACTTAATCTTCCAAAGGGTTCTGAAATCGTAACACCGGCATGTGGGTTTTCCACTACCGTCGCACCCATTGTCCAATTGGGACACACACCCGTCTTCTGTGACGTAGAACTAAATACGTATGTACCAAGTGTTGAACAATTGAAGAAAGTTGTGACTGAAAACACGAAGTGTCTCCTTCTTCCAAACCTGATTGGAAATACACCGGATTGGAAAGCCATTCGAGAAGCGTTTCCAAATGTAATTTTATTTGAAGATTCAGCTGACACGATCACGAAGACTGAGTGTACGGATCTAAGCACCACAAGCTTCTACGCGAGTCACGTCATCACGGCTGGTGGTGTGGGTGGTATGGTTATGTTTAATGATGATGAACACCTCAAAAGAGCTCTCATGTACAGGGATTGGGGTAGAATTGGTGACAATATCGAAGAACCAAGTGAGCGTTTCAATCACTCCGTCGACGGTATTCCGTATGATTGGAAATTTCTATATGGCGTCGCGGGATATCACTTGAAGGCGTGCGAAATGAACGCGGCGTTCGGTCTCGTACAACTTGATAAGCTCGATGGTTTCCTCAAGAAGAGGCGTACCATGATTGAACGATATCTCGAAAACCTTAAGGACACTAAGTATTATACACTCCCAGATGATTCAAGAAAACCAAACTGGCTTGCGATTCCGTTACAGTGCCCGGATAGACTTGAATTGGTCAAATACCTCGAGGAAAACGATGTTCAAACACGTGTGACGTTTGCTGGTAACATCACGAGACATCCAGCGTTCAGGGAATATCTCCAAGATTTCGAAAATGCAGATAAGATCATGAAGGATGGTTTCCTTCTAGGAGCACACCACGGACTAGATATTGAAGACATAGATAGAGTGTGTGAACTCTTAAAAAAATTCAAATAGCTTAAAACAACTAACTTTTAATATTTAAATGCCCACTGCTCTCGTCACGGGAGGGTGTGGGTTCATCGCGTCCAATTTTATCAACCGGATGAAAGATAAATACCCGGATATTGTTTTTGTAACCGTTGATAAAATGGATTATTGTTCAAATCCCAAAAATATACATGAAGGAAAAGCGATTATTGTTAAGGGAAATGTGGGTAACGCTGAACTCATAGAACACCTCATACATGACTATAAGTTTGATTACGTGTTTCACTTCGCTGCACAAAGTCACGTGGATAATTCATTCGAAAATTCACTTACGTTTACTAGAGATAATGTATATGGTACACACGTTCTCATAGAGGCTTGTAGACATCATCTACCAAATGTTGAATTCATTCATTTCAGCACGGATGAAGTTTACGGTGAAAGTGTCACCGATGTACCATTCAATGAAAGTGAAACCGTTCTTAAACCAACAAACCCATACTCAGCATCTAAAGCGGCGGCCGAAATGGTGATTCATTCATATATAGAATCATTCAACATGAATATAAAAATAATTAGGTGTAACAATGTATATGGTCCAAATCAATACCCGGAAAAGCTCATTCCTAAATTCAAGAAACTTCTCAAAGAAAACAGAAAATGTACCATTCATGGTACAAGGAGTGCACATGTAAAAAGAGCTTTTATACACGTGGATGACGTGGTCGACGCTGTGAATGTGGTTTGGAAGAAGGGTGGAAACGGTGAAATATACAATATAGCTTCAGATTATGAACTTACCGTCATGGATGTTACAAAACTCATCATAAAAACCATAAAAAATACTGAAAATTATGATGAATGGATAGAATATGTAACTGATAGACCATTTAATGATCGAAGATATTACATATGCGCCGATAAATTAAAGTCAATTGGTTGGAAACAAAACAAGGGGATTGATGATCTTATTAAGTTTTTTATTGAGTAACACCGACCGACGCAACTTGACGTGTCAACACTGGCACTTGAGCCGCGGCCGCGGTCTCCACCACCTTTTTACCCTTGAACATCATAAACAGACATATGAACAGCATCAGCATGTTAAGAGCGGCGGAAAATCCAGCATATCCCATCTTACCCTTCTTGTCAGCTGGATCACATTCATTTATCACGTGTATCAACATGAAAGCGCCAACCGCACCCATCAAAGAGAACAGCACGTAGAAAGCAGAAAGTTCAGCGGTAAACAATTGAATTGTCAATAGAGTCGTAACAACACCCAACGCCATAGCGAGTGTGTGACTGAAATATCCCTTTATGTTCTGCAATTTCTCGGAACTATCGGTTTGTCCACATTTATTCAACACATTTACACCAAGAGCCGAGACCGAGATGTAAAACACAAGCAGAAGTATGATAGAAATAATCGTTCCGGGTTTCATTTTAAGATCGAATTTCTGTTTTTGTAACTGCTTCGCAGTGGACACAACTGGCGCGGCGCCTTGAAATTTTTGATAACCTCGTCCCATGGAATCAACCGTGGCGTGCCCCATGCTGGATATACCTCTACCAACCGCAGTGCCACCTTTCTTGAGACCACCACCGGCTTTCGCTGAAGCGGATCGCAAGGTCTTAAACATTTTATATTATATTTGGAGAAAATTAATGTCAGTACATAACAAATGGAGACTAGGCAGAAACTTATACTGACCATTCTGTTAGTGTGTTGTCTTGGATCTATAGGCACTATGATAATAGTCACAACTGGTTTAGCCGAAGCTAAGCGTTCTGGTGCAATCGAAGGCACGGAAGAGTTTTATGCAAAAAAGTTTGATCTTGGCGAATTGAAAAAAATTCTCATTGATGCCGTCGCCGCAGACACAGTCGTGACACCGCCAGAAAAAACTGCGGGTGATTTTTTAGATATAGATGAGTATATAGAATATAAAATACAGCGGTCATCTGGCAAAAAGGCGAGAGAAGAGATAGTCGCTCGGTCTCAGCCTCACATAGACAAGTTAAAACGATGGTGTGCAAAAAACTACGACGCACTCGAGAGATTTAAAAAATCGGAAACGATAGTAGTTCAATATTTGGATGGTACACAGCGAAATCCATTGCAATTTTATACGAGATACATGGATAATGTATCTGATGAGGGCAAACAGCTACTTAAAAAAGTGTGCAAGAAGTAGATGCATGTAGTACAATCGATATACATCATATTAATGCTCCTGTCTTATGTGTTTCAGAAGACAGGAAGATTAACGTTCGAAGAAAAGTGTAAACTATTAGAATTCACAGGTATGATAGTCAGGGAAACTTCTTTTCCTCCTCCCGCTCTTTATAAATCCGGTACAGGGTGTATAAACCTATCGACGCACCAAGAAGAGAATACATCGAATAATAGTTTGAACCCTTCCTGTATTGATACAATGACCACAAAAGACCAGCTAAAACTCCTACTGTGATGTATTGTGGGTCAAGGTCAGATAAATCCTTTCTCTTATAGGCTTCGTTTATTTCGTACATAATCTGATACATCCCCAGAGACATAGCAGCTACGAACAGGCAATTGTCTGTATCCATTACAAGTATTAAAGAAATTAATTCTATATTAAGTATATAATGAGCACCCCAGAAAACGTCCTCGCTGGATATGATGACACATCGAAACAGGGTCAACTCGTGATTCAACGCGTGAAGACCCTCGCCAACCGATACAAGAGAACTGGTATCAACAAAGAAAACATCTGTGGTATCGTGTCTACACTCATGATGGAAGTCAACAATATTAAGACACTCAGTGGACCAGACAAAAAGGAACTCGTGATTGACCTTATTTATTCCATCATAGAAGAAATCGATGAAGGTGAAGAAGATTCTGAAATCGAGGTCGTTCTCAAGAAGATGGTTCCGCCAATGATCGATAGCTTCTCGGTGATGCTAAAGGTAACTAAAGGTTGTGGTTGTTTTGGTAAATAGATGAAGTTTCCGTCTTTAGAAACTATGGTAATGTACGGTATATATACAATACGGGATCTTGTTCTGTATTCAGAAAATAAGCTTGTACAAAGGAACATACGAGTACTTAATGAGTGTGACACATGTTCGTTTGTATTCGAAGGTCATGTATGTGACAATTGTAACTCTATTAAAAAAGAGAGTCGAATGATACTCAGATAAAAATGCCGGGATATCCGACTGTCACGACGTACACGACGCGCCATTTTCGTGCATTTCGAAAGTGATTGCATATGTTGCGCCGAGCGAAAAATGATAAAAGCGCTCAAACACGAATGTTTGAAACAGGGAAACCGAATACATAAATTTACTGCATGGGTAAGACGAAAGTTTGGAACGCTCGTCATTCAGAGAGACACGAGTTACGGGGATGGAACTTCTATGCCGTGTGTTTTGTGTAGAAAGGTGATAGAAAAACACGGGTTGCGTTGGAGAGCCTATGATGGGGATAGATGGATAGATAGTT